GGAAAACTAGCAAGGTTAGGATGATTAAATCTTATTGCTGATCCTTGTCCGTTAATTGTTATGTAAGCAGAACCAGTTATTGATAATCCACTTACTTGCGTTGCACTTGATCCTAATTCAACTGCTGTATAACCAATAGTAACTGAATTATTTGCTAATTGTGTATTTACAATCCCAGCACTTGCGTCTAATTCTGTAGTTGTAATTCCTGAAGCTTTAATTTCAATTAAATCTCCACTTAAAGTTGTTTGTATACCGTTACCACCAGAAAATTTTAAAGTATCACCTTGTACTATAGTATTAATTGATGATGTATCATCAGCAAAAGTAAATAACGTACCTGTAATTGAGTTTGATCCAGTATCTATTGTTTTATTTGTTAAAGTTTGTGTTCCATCTTTAGTTGCAACATCACCTGTTGGTGTGTTGATAACTGGACTTGTTAATGTCTTGTTTGTTAAAGTTTGTGTTCCATCTTTAGTTGCAACATCACCTGTTGGTGTGTTTATAACTGGACTTGTTAATGTCTTGTTTGTAAGGGTTTCTGTACCAGCAATTGTCGCAAAATCATCATCTGTCAAAGCAGTATTAAATTCTGCTACGGTTCCTGTAATTGTATTAACACCTAAAGCTATTGATTTATTAGTTAATGTATCTGCTGATGTTTCTGTAAGAACTGTACCGTCTATTGCTATTTGAACTTCGTTATTACCAACGGTTGTTGTAATACCATTAGCACCAATGAACTGTAATTTTTCACCAAGATTTACTGTATCTACTGTAGAACTTGTATCTTCAATAGTAATATAACCTGTTAGATTACTACCATCACCAATCGCTGTATAGATTTCGTCAAAATTTTGATTTATGATACTACCACCACCACGCAGGTTAGTACCTGTTCCATCATTGGATACTGTTCCTAAAAATATTGATTGTTTAGCCATTTCTTCCTTTAAATTACTTTACTATTTATAATCTTTTACGGTGTTGTATCATCAAAAAGTGGTCCTTCATCATCCCACCTTACAACTGTATTACTGAAGTCATTTTGGTTAAATGTAATTACCGAAGGAAAAGCAGTCATCATCTTAACATTTTTACCATTAGGGTCAGAAGACATTAAGAATATTCCACTTTGTCCATCTAAACTAGTCCTTGTTCCAAATACTTTTAATTCATTGAATGCTCTAAATGTATATCCTGAATCATTTGCAAATACAGTAGTTGCGTATTTGTTAAGTGTTCCCCAACGTGGTCCTGCATATGCGTGACCAGATTTAACAAATTGATTACCGATTGTTGCTCTTTTTCTACTTAAATAATCAAAGTCTATTCCAGCTCTATTTAAAGTTACATCCCTTTGATTAGGACCAAAATGTTCATTTGTTTGTGGGTCTAAATCAATTGTTCCTGATTCAAGAGCATTTGCTCTTAAAGATGTTCCATCATCTACTGTTCCTAATCTTCTACCAAATATTGTAGAGAATAAAGTATTAAGAATTGCAATTAATGGTATTTCAACTTCTTGTCTACCTGAAACAGCACCAATCATTGGTAATGATCCTCTGGCGTCTATTCTATTTGTAATATCTACTTGACCTGTAAAATAAAATCCTGCTGTATGCATTGTCTTTTTAAATGCATCCCGCCATACTGCAATAGAACTAGCAACTTTCAATACATAAGAAAAATCTTGATAGTATAAACTATCTTGTACTTTCATTGTACTTTCAGATAACTTACCATCTTCATTAATAAAAATTCCATCTGTATCTGCAACTGAAACTACATTAATTGTTGCTGAAGCAGGATCATTTTTTGCAATAGTTCCTGAACCACCTGAATCTGCTGATAATAATTGTCCTTCTGTAAATGTACCTGTAATATCTTTTATTCTTAATACATTTGTATTAGGGTTATAGGCAACAATTGTTCCTTGTCCACTAGATGTTGTACAAGATTGTCCTACTGTAAAGTTTCCTGTTGCACCTGATAATATAGCACTATTATAAAATGCCAATGTTGGAGGAGTAGGAGCGTCTTGATAATTTTTTCCTAATTCAACTGTTTTTAATTTAACAATTCTTCCAATCTCATTACCCCACGCATTTACAGTTCCAGTTGAACCTGTTGATGAGTTTATAGTTACAGTAGGTAAAGAAGTATATCCTGTACCATTATACGTTAAAAATATTTTTTCAATTGTTCCATTGCCTGTATCTTTTTCTTGCATAATACTATTACCAAAATATTGGTCACCTGCCATAGTACCATCTTCTAAAACTATTTGGTCAGAATCTTCAGCAGCAATACCACCATTAATAACTCTTACAAATCCAGCGGCATCCCTTCCGTTAGTTCCACTATTATCAAATACTAATTTATCACCAACTGAATAGTTTGCGCCTTTGTTAGTAATTACAATTTCTGTTAATTCACCTGAACCAACTTCATCAATGCTAAATATAGCACCAACACCACCTGCGATAACTTTAATTACATCACCAGGTTCATTTAATGTTCCATCATTTGTAAGTACTTTTGTTCCTGGTATTCCTGTTACAGTTGCTTTAATATACCAATCGTCTTCATCTGAAGCAGTACCTACTATTTGTTCACCAATTTGAAATGTACCTTGCATAGAATCATTATTTAAAATAAATTCTGTAACTGTATCTGAACCAATTTGATACTTATTAACATTTTCAATAATTGCATATGCATTACTAGTTGAACCTGTTATTGTTCTTCCAACTAATTGTGCTGTATCGCCAGTATCAGCAATTGCTCTTAATACTTTTAATGTATCATACTTACCATCTGATACTCTTAATAAATTCTCTCTTGGATAAAATGTTTGTGATTCTTCATTAAATAATATTCTAAAAAATATTTCGTGTCCTTTATTAGTACCTTTAGAACGATAAAGAGATTTAACATTTTTTATAAGATTTCTTTTATCAACTTCGTTAGCTAATTTATCTGGTAGTGTTGCAAGAAACTCATCTCTAAAATTTGATAAGAAATTACTAATTACATTATCTGGATCTCTAAAGTTAACTAGGTCGGCAATATTATTTACTGGATTAGGTTTATAATCACTTATTACTGCATAAGCATTTGACTGACCACCTACAATTGTTTCACCATCTAAAAATTTACTGTTAGCAGTTATGAATAAACGTCCACTATCTAAATCTTCTGATAATACAACAGCAGTTGCGTTAGAAGTTTGTCCTGTAACTGTTTCACCTCTAGTAAATTTACCATATTCAGTACCAGAATATTTTTCAAAAATAATTTTATCACCTGCGTCAAGTGATGTTCTTGCACTACCTTTAGCACTTGCGTTTAATACTAAATTATTTGCTTGATTAGTTTCTGTTTCTAGTAAGATACCTTCTGTTGATTTAATAGAAGTTACTGATAATTCAGCAGACTCTAATAATTGGTAATAGACTTTAAGAAATTCAGCAAACTTTGGGTGTTCGCTAATTATGAATTCAGGTAGTTGACCCGAAATTATTGTTGAAATTTTATCAGTAAATTTTGCCATTAGTCATTAGTAGCTGGAAGTAGTTGTGTATCCGACACCTGCCTCAGCACTTCCTCCTACAAAACTATCAGCGGTAACTGTTATTTTTGAATTTGCAATATCCATTTCAACAATTTGGTCTCTAACTGGAACAACATCATTAGAACTTGGTGTTACTGTTAATTCAATTACAGTTGAAACTGCACCTCTTATATTTGATATACTAACAATGTTCATTGAATTAAGTGTTAATGCACCTGTTGAATAATCAATAGTACCTTGTGTTGAATTTAAATATGTTTTTACTCCACCTGACAAATAATATAATCTTACATTACCTGCGCCATCATCATCAAAAAAGCATTCGTTAGCATTACCATCTACTTTAAATCCTGATGAACTTAATATTCCACCTGAACTTGACATATGACCAGAATGTGGATTATATAATGCATTTCTAAAATAGATATTATATTTTGAAGATGTACTAATTATTGGTTGGAAATCTTTTCTTATTTTAACAGTTGTAATGTTTGATAAAATACTGTCATCTGCACCATCAATCAAACCTGTAACTTTTGAATATCTGAATACTGCGTCAAACTTTTGTAAAGTAGAAGCATTATAAGTTGTTAACTTATCAATAACATCTGCCTTTATAGTATCAGAAGTTTTTGCTGTTGCCTTTGCGTCATACTTAACATTTGAAGTAATTAATACAGAAGTTGTTTCTGGATCTTTTATAACTGGTCTTACTGAAGCAACGTTATATGGTTTTAATTGAGTTACAATATCTGCTTTTGATGTATCTGATAATACTGTTCCTGATTTTCCTTTAATTGAAATATTTACAACACCATATTGTGGAGTTTCATCATCTTCACCACCCCACGCACTTACTGAATTTGCATTTGGATAAATTGATTTAACTAAAGTTTCATAATCAGTTGCTGTAACTGCTCTATCTTGAGCAGCGTATTGTAAAGGTGCATTAAATTTTATTGAATCATTTGTTTCTGAAATTGCACCACCTGATGAATTTGAATCAGTTGTTATAGTTACACTTGTAAAACCACCAATGTTTCCTGATAATGAAAATTTTGAAGCACCATTTGATTTTGTTGTATTAGATACAATGTATTCTAATATAATAACATTACCATCTTCTAATTTATTACCTGTTACACCATCACCAAAATATACTTCATACTTATTACTTGGACCTTCTTGTATGAAATAAACTTTTGAATCACTTGCAACACTATTATAACCACCAACTAAAGAATAAACTTTTTGTGTTGTATCTGTATTACTATTTTGAACGGTAACTTTTAATGTTGAAGTATCTGCTCTATCGCTAGGTATTTCAAATTTTTGGTCAGGATCATTTGCGTCATATGTATATTTAAATGTAACCAATGTACCTTCATAAAGAGGTACGTTTTCAAATTTATAAACTCCATTTTCTGGTGTGATTGTTATATCTGCGTTAGTTACATATTCATAATCTGTTTTATCAACTGTAGTTGTAAAAACTGTTCCCTTCTGCATAGTTACAGACGAACCTGTTGCGTTATTAACAACAACATCAATTTGTGCTCTTGGTGTTCTAGGAGATGTAGGAGTATATCCTAACATCTTTGCTAATGAAACAATATTTTTTCTTATGTCTGCACTATCCAAATACATTTCGTTTGTGGACATATTTGCAATGTAAGACATATAGTGAGTATTATAAGATAGAACATCTAATAAAATATTTAAACTTGAACCTTCAAAATCATAATCTTGAAATTGTGTTTGACTTGATAAAAAAGTTTTTAAATTATCTTTTATCTTGTCAAAATCTAATTCTGATATTTCTAATTTATGTTGCGACATCTTATCTTAACCTATGTAAATTTATTGAAACTGTTTGTGGTGTTGGAACTCCTATAATATCAAAAAAAATATCTACAACTAATCTATTTTGGTCAATCTCATTTGAACCAAAATGAGTTGCGTCATTATCTTCTATTCGTACCCCATTATTAAAATCATCTCCATTTATTGTAATACCAGTCAGTTTAATTCTTGGTTCGTTATTAATTAAAACTTCTTCTATTTTTCTTTTAATATATATTGAAATTACTGGATTGTAATTTTCAAATAACATTTCTCTTATACCACAACCTAATTCTGGATGCATAGCACGTTCATAGAAATTTGTTTGTACTAAATTCCTTACAGACCTTTTTATTGCTATTGCGTCTTCAACTACATTAATATCATTAGTAACTGGATGTCTTCCGAAGTCTAAATCTATATCTCTAAACTTCCTAGACTGTCTTTTACTAGAACTTTTAACGTGTTTTGTATAATCGTCTAAAAATGCTTTATTGGTTTGTGCCATAACTGTAATATTTATAACAGTTATCCCGCTCTTAC